GTCCATGTTCCCCAGCCGAGAGTCTGTACGGATAGATCGACCGTTGTATTCGGAACGTCACTCCCGTCATTCTTTGTATTGTCTAATATAATGCCTTTGAAAATTGTGCCGTAGGTATATCCGTTTCCCGTATCGTCTGCATTATACTCAATGAGATTTGTAACGACTCCAGTTGAATGCGTAATTACGAGACCTTGTGAGTTATCATTCACTTCCGTTGGGTATAGGTAGAAAGCAGTTGTTGTGTTTGAGTTTGCACTCTTAACAATTTTGTTCTGCACAAAACTGGTCTGACTGTTTCTGATAATCACATGACCATTATCAATGTAAGTGTTGTTCCAGCTAGAATTATGGAATCCTGCTTCAATTAAGAGAACAGGCAAATCCTGCGGACTTACATGACTACCATTGTAAAAGTGGCATGAATTGAACTGAGTATTAAAAGCAGTGTCAGTTCCGCTCATACCGCCCCATCCGACAAACGGATATTTAGAATATGCGGAGATAAGTCTTTCGCCTATGCAATCTGCTGTGCCGACACTAATGCCTGCGTATCGTCTGTAGTTTAGCGGATCTGAGTGACCAAGATAGGCAACTGTGCCAACGTCATTATTGAAAGGCCACTCTTTAACGACAAGATCCCGTAAAACAGTTTCCGTTGCTTTGTTCTGTGTTTTAACGCCGTAGCCTTTGAAATAATTAATTTCTACATTTTCTATTTTCACAGAGGACGTGCGATCTATAAGAATCCCCGCTGCACCATTGCCTTCATAATTGTCTGCTGCAATTGACGAAACTGTGTTAAGACTTCCTCGTCCACAATCAATCTGCATATCTCGCAAAATTATGTCTCTTGTTACAGGAGTGCCGCCTTGTATCTTAAAGATCATGTCGCCGTCAGCGTTCTTAACATTGTAAGACAGCGACCCTGAATTGGCCCAACCTGTACCAACGGCTATAAACTTTCCGCCTTTAATAGTGATACCACTAGAATTGACATTAATTGTAGAGCCAACGCCGTAGACATTATTGGTGCAATCTACCTCTCCAATAGCGCCAAAAGTTGCAACATAGTTGATTGCTTTTTGGATAGCGGCAGAGTCGTCTGTAACGCCGTCTGCTACAGCGCCAAAGTCCTGCGGAGTAACTATTAGTTTACTAAACTTTGCCTGAATGGTGGTTGCAACAGCACCCGTGCCTTCTGGTGTGTATGTAACGCTAGAAGCATCCAGCAATATGTTAGATTGCATAAACGTCTTAACGGTGTTCATAGACGCTTTGCGTGTGTCGCCCTGCGCGTTGACCCAAACAGGCAGTAAATCATCGGAAACAACTTTGTCCGTGCCTGATAAGTTACGAATCTTCACCATTATTCAAACTCCAGCTCTGCATCTGGTCCAGCATCAAGACTGTCTGCCGCTTTGCGTAAAAACGGATCATGATTAAAGCGCCATTGCTTATTGCCTTGACCAGCAGGCGTTAATTGATTGTCTAGGCTCTTCTCAATTGGTCTTGCAGAATTAGACAGCAGGGCCATGTAACCCTGACGCGCCATAACCTTTGTATCAGGCGATGGTTGCTTTCCTAAACTTGGGGCTAAACGCAGAGCCAGCCCCGTATACATGGCTTCTAGCGCCATATCCGAAACATTAACATCATCACTTAGATTAGACTTTGTGTAAGCTGAAGGCAGAGGATATCCGACACGAATGCCTTTATGGTTCCATTGCGCCATCATGCCGTCTAGCCTACGAAGAGCATATTGCATCTCTTCTGGCGCGGCATCAAAGACGTAATCGCCTAAACCAATCTCAGTAAAAGCCTGCTGGATAACATTAAGTTTCGTGAACGCCATATAGTTTTTCCTCTATCCGTTTACGCAACTTCTCGTCGCTTGTGCGGCCATCTACCTTTAAGCCGATATCCAGTGCTTTCTCGATTAGCTCTGCACGAGTTGGCTGTTTGGTGTCAATTTCTTCTTTTTCAGCAGGTTTGTTGAAAGCATCCATAGCCTCTTGTGCATTCTGGAACCAGCCCTTTGTCAAAGCATTCGTTAGCTCTTCTTTAGAATGAACAGCTTTATATTTAAACGTACCGCCTCTAGCTATTTGATCGCCGGGGCTTTGATAAATCATTGTAGGAAATTCCATTACTTTCTCTTCTTTGCTGTTTTAGCTGACTGTTTAAAGGCTTTAGCCGTTGGCGCACCTTTACTGCCGGCTTTTCTCATCTTCTCACCGCTTCCCGCCTTAATCCGCTTACGCTTAGCGTGAATGTTTGCGTACAATCCTTTACTTGGCACTTTTCGCTCCTTTGCATTTCCACCGCTTGCGGCTCAGTCTTAACGGACTGTTAGGATCTTTTGCAGCCTTGGGGTGCTTCTTCATCTGACCTGCCGATCTAGCGCAATAGGCGTCACCCTTTTTCGTTCCGGGCTTGACACGAGCGCCACCGCCTTTGGCTTTACCAGCTTGTCCGTAACTAACCTTCTTACCGGAGGCTGTTACCTTTACACGTGCTTTGCCTTTGGCTGGCTTCATTTCTTTTTCTTCTTACTCATTACCTTTTTACCAGTGCGTTTAGCTTCTGCCGCTGCGCGTCTGCGACCTGCTGGCGTGTAGGCATATGTTTTTTTACCGACTTTAGGCATATCGTACCTCCAAATGGTTAGGGCGACCCGAAAGCCGCCCCTCCCTTTTAGCAGATTTACGGAGTTTGGCCAAACAGCAGGATACCAGTCATTTCTGGTTGCTTGTTTACCACGCCGTACAGACAGTCGAGACGATACTTTGTCATCATGGTGTTGATGTCATATTGCTTCTGCATAACGACCTCAATACCATTGTCTGTTGTGCCGCGCATCACGTCTGCACCTGCATCGCCCGGTACAGCATAACGTCCTGGCAGAAGCTCAATCGCATCCTTGTGCCAGAAGCAGTTAATGTTTGCTGCATCATAGTTGATGAAGGTAATCGCAGAGTTAGAAGCAGCCGTGACGACTTCACAGTTCTTGTAAGAAGCTGATGCGTCATCTGGTGTACCATCCTGGTTAGAGATGATTGGCGGCGAAATAACCATGCTTGAGCCATCGGTAACAGAGATAACACGGAAAGTTTTCAACTGGCCCGTGTCAGCTTTGGTGATGTGGTGAACAGCATTAACACCAGCGATGGTAAAGCAGTCACCAGCAGCCACGTTAGTTGTCGAAGAGACAGTAACAGTCTGGTAACGGTTGTCATAGTTATTGACTTCACCAGTTGTTGCAGTTGATGTTGCTTTTGGCGTCCAGTGCTGACCACTAGCCTGTGCGCGTGTGTCAATCGTGATTGAACCACCACCAGCAGCCGCGTTAATGCGGTTAGCATAGTCCAGCTTCATTGTGGTGAAACCAGCCACGTCACCTACTAGCGAACGCTCATATGCGCTGACAGATTTCTGTCCTGCAAACGAACGTGGTGCAACTGACAGATTGGACGCCATGCCGTTATAATCACGGCTAGACAGGGCCAGATGACGATCATTCATCGGGATACCAATCTCGTTAAACGCCGCATCAATCTCCGCAACATCGTCATAACCAGACGCAGCACCTGTTCGGGTTACAACAACAGTACCCTGATTGGATGCAACATTGGTCACTGATACGTTAATGTCAGAAGCCAGCTTCTGATATGCAGCGTCACCAAGGCGATTTTCCTGCAATGCGTCACGCAGTTCTGTTGCGCTCATTTTCCACGGCACGGCTTTTGAGAAACCGATAGTGGCAGGAACGGAGAGCTGTGTGTAGTCGCCAAAATTGGACGTCATATCCGTACCTGAATATGAGCGAGCAATGTAAGGCTGTGGGCGCCAGATGGTGTTGTTTGTACGTTCCATCATGGTCTGGTCAGTGCCATAAATGCTTACAGCATTTGAAAGCACGAGTGCATCATCGAAACCTTCAAGAATGATTTCGAACGCAACGCGCTCTTCTTTGTTAAAGGCGTTAGCCATATTTCTATCCTATCATTTGTTTTTAAGCTGCCGCTTGTAAGCCATGACTTTTGAGAAATCGCCAGTTTTGGCAGCTTCGTTTCTAAGTTCGTTTAACCGTGCATCAGACCCTGAAGCAGAGGCGCTACCGCTTATCTTCTTCTCTGGTGCTGCTGCTGGTTTTCGAGATGTGACTTTCAACTGCGTCTCCATGCGCGCGACCGCAAATGCAAATTTTACCGGATCGGTTATTTGAGATAGTTCATCGAGTTTTCTGGGGTTTTTGCCCAGTGCGTAGACCAGTAGTGCCGGATTTTCTGCCCCACTGACAATCATGCCTTGCTGTGTCGTATTAAAAGCGTCCTGAACAAGCTCTTCGGTTTCTGCATAGTCTTTGACTTTCAGACTTCCTTTGGCTTCCTCATAAGACTCCAGTCTGCTCTGCCATTCCTGCTGGATCTGCTTCTCAGCGTTCTCCTTCTGGGACAGCTCGGCATCATGTGACTTTTTACGATCATACCAGGACTCAAGACTTTTTTCGAATTTCTCCGTATCATACTCACAAGATTCCAGGGTCGGTTTAGGCCCGAGTTGAGGCTTTTTGGCCTCTTCATACTCCGCCAGTTTCTTTTCTAGTTCTCTTGCTCGCTTTTTTTCCTCACGATGCGCTTTACGCAGGTCGCGGACCCATTCTGGAGCTTCTTCTTTCGTTTCTGAGGGCGGTGACTCCTCATCACCAATCGTGACGATCATTTCGTCGCTTTCAGCTTCAGTTTCGGCCTCAGTCTCTACGACTTCTTCCTGCACCTCTGCTTCTTCGACAATCTCTTCGTCAATCTCGGTGTTTTCTACCAGTTCTTCTACGTCCTGTTCTTCCAGACTCATTTTACTACCTCAATCTCAATGGGATTAGCGGCCCACTGGTTCCCGCATCTCTTTCAAAGCCTTCAGGGCGTCATTACGGTCCTGGCTTTCAATATTCGCCAGCGTTGCGGTGGTCTTAGCCTCCGTTTCCGCTGTTTTAGCAATAACATGGGCTGTCTCAGCCTCTGTCTTGACCGCTTTGGCCTGACTTTCCGCCGCTGCTGCCTGTAAATACATCGCATTCGGGTCAGGCTGCTGATTCTGAGCCTCTGCCTGTAGCATTTCAGCCTCTTTCTGCGTCGGCTCCACCACACCCATGCGCACCAGCTTCATACGGAAATACTTTCTCGTATCTGCCAGCCCTTCGCCTTCCATATTCATCAGCGCCATGCTGGTCAGAATACTCTGCGTCTCAGGATCAGTCGCCAGTTGCAACATTCCCGTAACACTACGCACAATACCCGCCCTCTTACTCGCAGAAGACGGCCCGACATCCACAGCCACGTCAAACTTGGCATTTGACATATCATTCTCATACGCCACAGCCCCCGCATCATCCAGAACAGGACGTGCCAGCTCAACCTGGCCAATCTCGCCATCCATGCTCATAGTCT